GCGGCGGGGTCGTGACCGGCGCTCCGCCGGGATCCTGTGGACCGCCCAACTGAAGCTGACCAGCCGCCTGCTGAAGTCGCGCCTGCTCCTGCTCGGCTTGTGCTTGCTCGGCAATACTCTCAATGTACTCGCGCATCAGTTTCCCCTGCATCGGGGTCAATTCAGCGGAGTCCTTCAGCGGATTCAGCAACTCTTCCGCGATGACCATCAATTTGGTCAGATGCTCTACAGCGCCTTCAGCGGGAAGACCGATAGGACGTTGACCCTGCAAGATTTGCGTCAGCGCCTCTTCAGCAAGGATAAACGGACCCTTGGCCCCGGGCGCGGGTTCGCTGATATACTTGTCAGCGCCTTGGCCCCGAGACTTAATGAAGTCTCTCACTAAGCGATAGATGCCGTCAGGCTTGGTGATCCCCAACTGAATCATCACCGGGTTCACGATTAGCGGGATCAACTCCGCCAGCGTTTGCTGTAAGATCTCCTTCGACGTATTGAACACCGATGCCTCGAAGGTGAAGTCGAATCGGCCCTGAATCGCGGAAGGATCCTTGACCGCGGCATAAGCGTCATCGGACGGCTTGTTGATGCCGAGAATGCGGTATTGCTTGTTCTTCGGCAGGAAATGCGTGTTGCGCTCGTGCATTTGCTCCCAAATCTGCACCAACAGACTAAAGAATCGCCGTAATATCCGCTCGGGACGCGCTTCGCCCTGCGCCAAAACGCTCTGCAGGTTGCTGGTTGTCCGCAAAGCGGTCGCTTTACCCGCCGGGATCCTGCCGAACTGGAGGTCGCCCTGAACGACTAATCGCTCTTGGTCCTGCTGCAACAACGCCATCGTGTTCAAGCCGAAGTTCATCGACTGGCTGTTGTCTATGTGCGGAAAATGGATATCGCGCTGCGGGTCGGACAGTGGATATCCCTCACCGGGCCACAGACGAAGGACTTCCGCCTTGATATTTCCGGTGGGTCTGTAAAAGAAGAATGGGGTGTTTGAAATGGTTCCAGCATCTGCCATCTGATCGTATGCGACTTTTCGCGCATCATGGGTGGTTTCCATGAGTTCGAGAAGACTAATGCCATTCCTGCGTCCCTCCACGGGGAGAAATACGCCTTCAGCCAACGGGCGTTTGGGTGGGCTGGATGGGAAGATTTCGCTCATTCGCTTCGCCCGGAGCATGATTTTGCCTTCCAAGATCATCCACCAGACGATGTCTTCCTCGAGTCCGTCACCGTCGCTGTCGTAACAGTCGAAGACCATCAGGCGGGTCATGGTGTCGTGTCCACGGGTCTCGTCGCGGCTCTTGGGTTCGTCAACAGCCCCGGCGAGGGTGTCTTTCTGCTCCTGCGCCTCGTCTTCGAGGTTCGTCCTGGCCTGACTTTCTATCCGGTCCATTTCCTCCTTGGTGAGGTCGTAGACGCCTTCCTTCCGAAGACGACGTATTTCATCGATGGACGGGTAGTCGATGAGGATGACGTGAGATGCGCCTCCAGGATTTGACGGTCCCGGGCGCTGAAGGTTGGTGCACCGAACGGGGTGAAGGACTTGGTCGAACGATTTCGGGAGAACGCGCGGACCATTGTAGACTTCCACCTCTTCAAAAACGACCATTTCGACACGATTCGACCCCTTCACGGTGTAGAATTTGACCTGTTTGGGCGGGATAGTGGCATCGTCCGGGTCGGTGATCGTGTAGTCCCAGCCGCTGTTCGTGGCTTCTGCGCTCGTGTCCGGGTATTCGTTGCTCACTATCTGGAAGAAATACTCGGCGGGGAATGCGCCATCAGGGATTGGGTCGAAACTCTTCACCGACGACATCGGGGTCATTTCCTTCACCCACGGGATGAAAGCGACCGCCTCCCCGGAATCAACAAAGGCTTGCGCCAATTCTCCGATGATGTTCTCGCCGTTTTGCTCCACGAAGAATTGGAAGTCCTGCAAGTCGTTGACCGCCTTCTCTTTTTCGATATCGGCTTCGTGGAGGGCACTCGCGACAATCGGCGGGCGCTGCTGCATCACTGAGTTGTGCAGGGTGTCTTGGAGCCGTAGCGAGGCTTCCATCATGTCGGTCGGGGCGAAATCGGAGCTATCTTCCCACGGCCAATCTTTGCCCTCGGTCCACATCCTGAGTTTGGCGTACCGCTGGAGCCTCAACGCCCGCGATTCGTCGTGATTGCGGATGTCGTCGGTGTAAAAGGCGTGGATGCGATTGGCGATCGTCTCCTTGTCGAAGGAGAGAGAGTTGCGGCGAAAACGGGTTCTGGCTTCAGGTGCCGGCATCGGTGTATCCCTTAATTTCCTGCTCACTGGCGCACTGGAAGTGGATATGTCGCGCGTCCTTCCCGTACACGTTACGGGCGTAACGCCGCACCTCCGCCTCTAGACTTTCGCGGTTCAACACGATATGTTCATTGCACTTGACCGGGTCGGACCACTTTTGGGCGTGCACGGCATAGCCAATGTCGCCTCCCAGCAGACTGAGTGTGGCGAGGATCGCAACAACGCTCACTTCGGACGGTGTGAGCCTTTCCGTTTACGCTTATAAGCCATTATTCCCCTTCCGACGCGGCTTAATACCCCTTACGGCGCGTACCACCGTGCATTATAACAGGTGCGCCGCCTTTAAGCCAGTCAAATCGGGGGGAAAAGTTCATTAAATATTTCAGCATGGTCGGAAAGTCGTCATAGCGTTCCCGAGGCTTCTGTTTCACCGCCTTCTCTGCGGCGAATTTATGCTCGTCCCACACGTACCGCTTCATCTGAAAGTTGGTGTCTATGCACCGTTCGTGGACGTGTAGTCTTGGCCGGCGGGTTCGGTCGTCTGGCTTGAGGAATTCGTTAACTCGCGCTCGACCAACATCCGTGTCGTCTGCAAGTTCATAAAACAGTCCTGCAGAGTCGAACTCATCTTGCCAAGTGATGTTCCGCTGTGAAGAAGCTGGGCTGCGCCCCATGTTCGGATCGATAAGTCGCGCAGCAACTTGCAAGCAAAGCCTCTCCTCCACTGCTCGGCACTTTTCGTGGACTTCTGCTGGGTCGTCGTCAATTTGAGCCTCCGCTACGACCCATATGTCATCGGATGGGTCAATGACCGCCCAGAGGAGACAGTGCGGCTTTCTGGGGTGAGGGTCGAGGAGTTGGATGCAAGGCCAATTATCCCCGACGTGGAAATCGTCATAGTGCTTGTATTCGTGGACATCGCGAGTGTGACAGGTCGGGCACGTCGCCACGTCGTCTTCCATCATGGGGAAGATGGGCATCTTGCAGAAGAAGCACCAGCTTTGGGTGACATCCGTGTAAAGCGGGTGGATTCGGTTGGAGAATCGGATGGGTCTGCCGTGTATTCTGACCGCTATCATCTCTTGCGACCAGTTTTCCATCTGTAACGAGACCGCGTCCTGGTCGAGGTGCCTGTTGTCGGTTGTCCACAACTCCACCCAGTCGTGGTTTTTGCTCTTTTCGGGCCCGGTGGCTTTGTCGTACCACTCATCGTACAGCCAGTCCATCGGGATTGACGGGTCATCGGGCCACGTCATGGCGAGCATCATCCGCCCGTTGACGCGCATGGTTCTGGCTTCGTTCTCGCGGAAAATCGCCAGGCGCGGCGGTTCGTCCAAGATGACGAGGTGGTAATCACCCGAGGCGAAGGACTGCGGGTCCATGTTGTGGGACATGAACTGGAAGGTCGAGTCACCGAGGATCTTCTTCGGATTGTCGGGATCACGGCAGTGGACGGACAGGATTTGGAGTTTTTCCTTCCACGATGCCGCCCAGTCGCCTTTCAGTAGGCAGGTTTTCGGGATCCAGCCCCAGTGTCCTTGCTTGCCGCCGATGGGGTTGAGTCCGGTCCAGCGCCACCACTGGAGTTTTTCCAGGATGACGGGGGCGAGGGTGGTGGTCTTGGATTCGACGATGATGCGAACCTTGATCGGGCCGCGAAACTTGGGGCGGAAGATGTCTTCCATGCCTTCGGGGAAGATGCCGGTCGCGAGGGCGACGGCTTCTGCGAGGCATGACTCGGTTTTGGATGAGCCGTTTCCACCAGCCAACGCCACGTACTTCGCCTGACTCGCATGGGCGATCATCGCCCGTTCGGAGACGGGGCGATAGTACATGATCTGGTTTTCTCGCCGGTCCTGCTCGTGGATATTGAGGACTTGGTTGGCGATAGTGAGGAGTTCTTCCTCGTTGAGAGACTTGAGGTCTACGTTGTCAAGGTTCATCGCGTTCGAACTTTGGGCACCAGCCGTTAAATGACACAAACATACTTCTCATATCGCGGGCATCTGACGCCATAAGTCTTCGGTCTTCCCGCCTGCATTGGCGATTCAGAGAGTCGGAGTACAGCCACTTACACACAATGCAGCAATCCGGCAGTTCGACGGTCTTATAGCCTTCTATCCCCATGAGTCTAGCCACCTCTCGATTGGCGAATACGTGTAGCCGTCACGGACTGATTTACGGATGAACCTGTCCATTCCGATAAAATCGTCCGCGCGGAAATAATCATCCAAGTCGGCTTTCCCGATGCGAGTTGATTTCTCGCCTCCAAACTGTATCCAAATCCCGCCGAAATCCGCACCTAATTCCTTCAGGGGGATCTTTTTTAACCCGCATTCGTCAATGATCAGGCGCTGGGCACGAGGCCATACCAAGTCCAGAATCGAATTCGGGGTCATGTCGCGAGTAGCGGTCTTCCACCCGCATACCCGTGCGAGTCCGGGCCACAACTCTTTCTTCACGTCCACCATATCAACTCCCGATATCCCTCGCGCTCGAGCAATGGCCTGAGAACGCCCTCGATATCCTGCAAATAATGAACCGGCTGACCGATTTCCGCCTTGATGCGGTCGAAGTCGCCTGCGTAGTAGGCGGTTTTGAGCGGGTAGTCGCCTTGGGAGTTGACGGGGGTCCAGTCGCTAAAAGGCCAGTGGACATCCCCCTGCATGAATCCCTCAAACCGCAAATCAGCATACATATAACACCCAAGATCATGTCTCTCCCATTCTCCGAATTTTTGATCAACCGGGAAATACAGCGGGTTCAGTTTGTTTAGCGCCAGCCACTGCCATGCCCCTACTACATCAATCACCAGATTGTCCATTGAATCGCCTTGCTGGTGGCGGGTAATCAGAGACAGTAGAGGATCTCTCAAAGGAACGACGGTCGGGCAGAACGCCATCAATGACCGGGCAAATGACATATGCCGCGGTTCCGTGGGGATATGCCCCCAGACCAGCGTCGTGCCGTTAGGGTCTAGTCCGGTAGACCATGCTCCGAGGGAGATTTCCTCGTGGACGAACGACTGCGACTTGAACAACGCGCTCCACTGGACAGAGTGAGTAATGGCGGGATGCGCCTCAATCAACTCCTTGACGAAGTTGGTGCCGGTGCCGGGGATGGAGAGCAGGACGACGGCTTTCATTTGCCCCTCACCACCCAGACAACCCCGTTGGCATCTTGTTTCAGATACCATTGGTCGGGGTCAACGAATCGCGGGTCTATGTGGAGTTCGCCGTAGTGGGTGCGGCACTTCCACTTCGCGGGAGACGCCTTCGCCCCAACCCCGAAAAACGCCGGTATTGCAGCACACCATGATAGGAATCTTCGTCTGTTCATTTCTCCTCCTCATAAGTAGTCTTTATGGCCTCAATGTCCATCCCCCGACGCTTGAACTCATCCAACAGCTTCGGCAATATCTCCGTCGCAGACCGACGCTCAATGATGTCCGTGGGTTCGCCGGCATAGAGCTTGTGCTTCTCCAGGAACATGTTAACTGCAGTTGTCAAGTCCCGAGGCGTCATTTCTTGCAAATTGCGAGTACGGAATTCCTCCAGTAGCCGCAGCAGCGTCGTGTCGATGTGGGGGATTAACTCATCGTTCGACACAACCCTCGGGATCACGGTGTCGGGTTTGTCGTACTTGAGGTGGTTGTTCTCCTTCATCCGCTTTTTGGTGCGGGCGTACTTCGAACTGGCGGAATCGACCCGGATACCGAAATACTTCGCGATCTGCTTCCACGGCATGTGGCGCTCGTCGCGCATCGCCACCAGTTCCAAGGCGTCTGGCGCGATGGGGTAACGGCGTTTGGTGTCAGTCAAAATCCAACTCCTCGCTCGGGTCCAAGTCAGGCTCCTCGTACTCCTCGTTCGGAGGACGGTAGGTGCGGCGCATTTCCTCGGTGCAGTCCTGACGACGAAGAATCCTCTCGGCAACGACCTTGAACTCTTCCACGGTCAGACCGAGGGCGTCGAGTTCGTGTTGCGGTATCCACACCTCCTGACCAGCGATTTCGGCGCGGATGATCATCTCTCAGCCATCCAAGCGTTCTTCCCTCGCGGGATCAAGTCGGTCCGCGCTCGCTTCCTGCCAAGGCGGCGTTCTTTCATGTACTTTTTGTGGTACGCGCGTTTCGCCAGTTTCGACTTGGTGGTGAACTCATGCCCGCACTCAGGACATCGCGCATCGTGGAGCGGATCCTCGGGCGGAGTGTCAGCCACATCAGGGAACTGGTGGTCTTCGTGGAAGTAGTGTCTGGAGCGGCACTCGGGGCAGATGGGGGGTTTCATTTCCCCTTAACCACCGCGTATAGCGCCACCAGAATGAGCGCCGCAAAGAAAATGCCGTAAACCCAGGTGGGGAGGGATAGATACCAGTCGCCCATTTCTCGCCTCCGAATCACTGCAAAAGAGACTGCCAGTCAAGTTGCTCAAGCGCCGCTATTCGGTTCCTTCGCACATATTCAGCGCCAGTCCCTGAATAAGCACATGGAAGACCACTTGCCGCCCGTCTTCTTCGAATGTAAATGAGTGCATCTCTCTCTCCGAATCACTGTGTCGTTAACTTAACACATAGGGAGGAAATTGCAAGTGGGAAAGTTTCGGGAATGGTTGCGATGGTAGGAGTCGAACCTACATCTCCGGCTTATGAGGCCGACGAACTGCCGTTATTCCACATCGCTGTGATCAACGCCCGGTGATCAAATCCGGGCGGCTA